TGGCCATTTTCTTTTTCATATCCATACCTGGATTATCCCTTTCCATAGCCTTTGCAATCTCCTCCCGCTTCTTTTTCTCAGCAGGGGTCAAGGTCTTTTCATTGGTCTCTTCCTTTTTCACAGGAACCATCCGGATTTTAGTCTTACCATCCTTATCAATATATTTCTCAGGCTTCTTATCAGCCGATTGCGTGGTCTTATCCCAGTTTTCTTTTATTTCTTTTATGGTTTTCATTTATTTAACCTCGCTTTTTGCTTAGCCCATAGATCGGGATCGCCTTTAACTCTTGTTCTTCCACCAGTAATAAAACTATTTACTCTAGCCATTCCCCATTGTTGTGGGGTGGTACCAGGCTTGTGACCAACCTTCCAAGCTGCTACGCCTCTGCTATAAACCTTTTTCAGGATTCCTAATGAGAATCCTGATTTCTTAGCTTTATCAGCCAGAGCTGAATCTGAACTCTCCAAAAATAATTGAAATGATTTCATTAGTCATCCCCGTACATTTGTTTAAACTTTTTCGTATACTGTGATGGCTTTGTGCCTTTTGCTCTAGCCTTCTTATCACCTGGTGCATCTTTATATAGATCTGGATTACCGTGATCATCACGCTTAGACATTTTCTTAAAGTGTGCGTCACGTGCCGCCTTGGTAGACTTAGACTTTATACCCATTTGGAATGTAGCAGGCTGTGAACCTTTACGGTCATCAATATCAGGATCCTGACGAACCTGGATCTTTTCCTGCATAGGCTTTTGCTTTAGGTATTTCTTACGAGAAATTGGCGGGCCACCATATTCGTTTACATCTTCACCCTTTGCCCGTCTCAAAGCATCTGGTGTTGGTGCACCCTTTTCGCCTTTTTTTCTCATCCGCTCGCCACGTGCGCGTTTGGCCCAAATGTTAGCCCATAGACTTTCATTCTGACCTGGGGTCATCTTCTTAGCGTGTTTAGCAGATGCATCAGTACCCCATTCATATGGGGTTGTTTCTTCGTTTGAAGCTTCTCTAATGACGCCATCAAAATCATCATTAGGTATATCCTGTACATCCCAGTTTACTTGTTGATTAGGATCAACCTTAGAAATATCATCCAGCCAACATCTCCAGGTCTCTCCTTTAGATTCCACAATAACATAATTCGTACCAAGATGTTGGATGTTACCAACAATCCCGTGTCTAGTCATTACGACCTGGTCCCCCTTCTCAAATATGTTATCTCGAATGTAGGCTTCCCTAAGTTCGGATACTGGCTCTAGTTGTACGTGGTTTTTAAACTGTTTAGCCTCTTTTAATCCCATTGCCTTACGAATAGTGTTAAACATTTTTTTGGCATCAGGATTAGAAACTGCCTTTGGTAATCCTTGTGAAAAGGATACAAAGTCATTATCCTTTGCAAAACCTCTCATCTTAGATGCTGACATACCTTCAACACCTTCTGAATCAGGATCTCTCTCACCTGCAGAGATTACTTTAATTGATTTAAAATTATAGAATCCATGAGTAGATTTCTTACCATTATATTTCTTCAGTAATATATCAAACTCGTTTAGACGATCTGATCCGACTACCATTACTAGATTTATAAATCCCTCATCATATAAAGCAGATGCTGCTGCCATAGGATTATTAACTTTTTTATTCATCATAATGGATCGAGCATGCTTAGGGAATAACTTCCTAGCAAATTTAATCTTTTCTTGATATTTTAATGGATTCTTATTTTGATCCTGGGATTGGGATAGAAAGACTCTATACGGATTGGATCCAGATTTCTGGGATAAAACATCAAGCAACTTACCATGACCAATCGTCGGGGGATTCATTCTCCCGAACGTAAAGAATACAGTCTTTTCCTCTTCTACTAAAAACTGTGAAAAACTGTTAAACATATTAAGATCGCTTTTTACCCATTTCTGCACGTCTTAGTTGTGGTAACAACTTTTTAGCCAACCGGTTAACCCGCGGCTTCATTTTATCTAGACGGGCTTCTATTTCTTTTTTTCTAGAGGGGGTAAGATCTCTCTTAGCAATACCTTGAGTCAGCTTTTTAGCCATTGCTCTACGAGCAGCTTTTTGGGCTCTCTTAGCTAGAACCTTAGCACTAGCAATTTTAGCTTTGGCTTTTTTAGCACCGACTTTTATACGGGCTTGGTATTTTCTCATGGTACGAGCTTTCTTACGGCGTTGAGCCATTGTAAGAGCTTCATCCGTTGGCTCTACAGATTCCCCTGTGTTGCCTGTCGGTGTATCCATTTTTCTTTTCTTTGCCTGACGCTTAATTAGTTCATCTTCGCCCGGCATATAATCTACTGGTGTAAAATCTTTAAAACTGACCTTTGCCATTTAGTTCCTCGTTGGTTTGTCCCATCCTTTTAATATATCTGGTGAAAAGTTGTTGTATGAGAACTCCATACGATCAACAAGTTTCACAGCGTCACCACCTAATTTGTCAATAGCAACAAAGCCTTCGGCTCCCGTTACTTTAAATCCATTCTTACTCTTAACAAAAGTTGAAATATTTTGTAAAGTATTAAGCTTATTTATAAGTTTTAATTTCACAAGAACGATCAATTTTTGTAGATCAAACATCTTTTCTAGTGATTTTTTATTATCGTTCGAAAAAAAGCTTAATATTTTTTCTAGTTTATCTCTTTGGGTTGCTTTACCCTTTTCGCTTGTTCTTTTAGCTATTTCTTTGGCGTATCTAAGTCTGATCCACCTAATGAGCATTGATACGTGTCTTCCTGAATCTCCAATGACCTGTCCCTTTCTGACATACTTATTATTGAATTGCTCAATGAGGCGCGGTAGCTCTTCATGTGATTCGAGCTCCCTAAGGGTTGATCCGGCGATCTGGTTAAATAGTTTGCCAATTTCGGAAAGATTCGCGTTAACATCATCTGTGTCCTTTTTACTCATGGTTGCTTTAGTTAGGTCCCTTAACATTGCATCTTGTGACCAAACATTTTTACTTTTCTTTAGCGAGGAAACATCGACGCCGTAGTCTGCCCTATAGGTGGCAAAACCTCCACTTGGATTGGATGATCTATAAGTTGTGTGCCAAACAATTCCGATTTTCGCGGTTCTGACCGCTGCAGCAGAAGGGCTGCTAGCAGGTATAGCATAGACGATAGTATTAGGGTGGAAAGTAATATAGTCCTCACCATTAATTTTTTTCCTTTTAATATCCCCTGGTCCATATAAAAAATCACCTTGGATAATACCTTTAATTCCTAACTCTGGTAAATGCTTTAGTGCGAGCTTAAGCTTAACAGCCAGATCACCGCTAGTATCAGCATCCACGTCAGAATCAGATTTATAGACCTTAGGATTCTTATTAAAGATTCCCTTTTTGGCGACAAAGAATTTGCCGTCACGTGGATCAGTGCCAGCAAAAATAGCAGGAGCGCCATCCCACTTAACAGATACATTACCGTCATGCTCACCTCTTAACATATCTCTTAGACTCCGAAGAGCCATTATAGCATCCCGTGTTCCTTTGACACCTCCATAGAGGACCTTGTCCTCAATATGAGTCATGTGTGTATTTTTCTGTTCTGTTATATATGAGCTAAAGTTTTCCATGTAATCTTTATACTACCTCGTTACAATAAAGTCAACATTAATTGTCAACTAATAATAAATCAAATGAAGCTGTTAACCGAGCATTGTTTGTTCTCATTGAAGCTCTTACATCAATGTCTGATTTTTGTGGTACAGGAATTGGAAAACCAAAGCTAAAGTTATAGTATCCACCTGCACCAGAAACTTCAAATGAATGACCAACTCTAAATGTATCTTGACCAAAATATCTGACAAACATGTCGCCGGTTGCATCCGCTCCATATTGAATTGAACTTGTTCCTTGCATTAAATATCCTGTCTTGCCAGCAGGAATTGTATACACAGCCATAAGAGTTTGGCTTTTACCAATATTAATTCTTGCAACCTCAGTAGCTCCACGACTCATACGGATCTGTGAAGTGTTAGAACTTGAACCATCAGTAACATAAGCTCTGAATACTCTTTTGAATGTCGTTGTGCCAGTTGCAGTGCTTCCAGATATTGTAAGTGTGTCTGTTGCAGGAGCATAATCAGAATCCAATCCCTCAATAACAACATTCAATCCATTATCTGTCGTAACAGTAGATCCATTTGCAGCTGTTGTTGCAATTGTAATTATACCTGGAGTATCGAATGCTGACCAAGGATAATCAGTATCGTTAACATCCCAGACTGACCCACTTTGGTTGTTACTCATTGCTGGAACAGCACCAAATTTATGAACAAATGAATGACCAGTCACATTACCTTGTGAAACATCTAAGCCCCAAGGCTTAGCAGAAATAGTACCACCACTAAGGCCTCCACTTCCCATAGTAACAGGAAAGGGGTTGTCAGAATTAACAACAAGACCATTCTTATTAGCAATCATCATTACTTCATACAAATCATTATTTGTAGGATTAAAGAAATCGTATCGTTTTTGACTGAACTGTGCCATTTATGCTCCAGCCTCCACTTTTACATATACTGAAGAATCAGAGGTTTTAGATCCGGCCAGATTAACTAGATAAGAAATAAACTGATCCCGTTTTGTTTTAGTTGCTTGATCCACTGCATAGATTATTTCTGTAGCACCCAAGTTAGCATGAATCCGATCAACACTTTGTTTTTTTAGTTCCTCCCAAAACGGCTCCCAGGCTATATCCGAATGAATTGAATGTGCTTTTTCCCAAAGCGCTTTTGCCGAAGTTTCATTCTTTCCACCTAGCATTGCTCGCGAAGCAGTTTTAAGCTGATCGTTAGTTTTTAATGTTACACCTAAATACTCCTTCGCAGCGTATTCAATTGAACCATATCCACTACGTCCACCTCTTGCGCCAGTTCCTTGAATCTCTACGTTTAGTGGACCTAAATTAGTAGGGGCTCTAACATCCATTTTCTTTTGACGATCAAAGAATATATATCCGCCTTTTGATGACCAGAATGTAGCGTTTCTAGTAGAGGCTTTAAGAATAGAATGATCATAGGTATGTTTACCAAGCTCCACGCCATCCAAATTATAATCGGTTAACTTTGCTTTGGTAGTAAGTTTATTAATCTGCTTTAGAGAAATACCAACAATGTCCCGATCTATGAAAGCCTGCTTAATTGTAGAATTAAGATTCTGTACACTAGTAGCATCCAATTTAGTAGATAGATTAATGGTTTTCTTAATCGCCCATATATCTCCAGGGTTCCATTTATCGCCTGCCAACTGGGGTTTCCCATCCGCCCTAAAAGCTTTCGTTTTCATTTTATAGATTTCATTCATTTTAGTAGAGCCTCTATGGAAAGTGTGATCCTTCCCCACATATTTTTTATCAATCAATGCCTTGCCTGATACGTATGCAGATATGTGCCAACCTTCTGCAGCGCTCATCATATCTTCAAATGTACGATCGGTATCGATAACTGTAGAATATTTCTTCAGGACTTCAGGAGTAAAATGTGAAAATTCCTTCTTTACCCCTTCACCTATCAGTGCAGCAAGATATAAACACTGAAGGGCTTCTCCGTTAGCGGTAACACCTGTCGCACCAGCTCCTTGTCCTGCGCCTCCGAATATCGGCGCTTTACCCAGTGTGTTAGAAAGTATGTTAGATTTATCAGCAAGGGTAAGAATGAAATATTGATCTTTGCTAGATTTAAAGTTTTCAATAGCATCTAAATTTGATTTAGTGTTAGGTATAGAAACATCCTTACCATTTACATCTGGGATTGCGCTTCCATCTTTTATAGCTTGTGCTAAAATGTCCAATCGCACGTCAGTGGTACGCGCCTTTATTTTTAGCCACTGAGCACGTGTCATAGGTGCATACATACTACGTCTTTCCGTTAAAAAATCTCTGAATCGAAGCATTACCGTTACTTGTTTTTAACTGTATTTATGTATTTATAAGACACAAAAAACCCGGGAAAGACCCGGGTTTTGAATTACCGATCGTAAACGTATATGTCTGCTTTTTCAGCGAAGGAAAGGGGAAGGGATACATTGTAACGACGATTACCCATTCTATGGCCCCGACCTTGAAGCTTTACATACTGACGTCTTGAACTACCTTTAGACTTTTGGAATTCATTGGATTCTTTTACGGTCTTGCGGATTGCCTTGATCCAAGCTTGGTCATCGGGGTCTTTCAGATCTACAGTTGCGATATAAGAGTTTGTGCGGTCAGACTTAATAATCATAGAGGTATCTCCTTATTGATAATACTACTCTACCGCTTTTCAAATCGATTGTAAACCCCCTTTTTTAAAATTTATAAAGATATTTTGCTATATGCCCAACAAATGGTAGAAGCATCAATGCCATTATTAAATTCATTCCAGTATGTGCCATAGCTATTCGAAGGGTATCACCTCTAGGCCATCCGTCTGAAACAAAAAAGCCAGCTAGCCATATCGTACCCGTGGTACCAATATTAGCCCCTAGAACTGCTGCAACTGCAGCTGGAAGAGGTAAAGCCCCAGATGCAACTAATGCAATAATAGCTGTAGTTGAAAGAGAGGAGGATTGCCACAAAAGAGTCATGACTATTCCGCCGACGAACATATAAATTGGATTACCTAAAAAGAACTGAAGGTGGTCCATATTACCCATCGACTTCATACCTCCCGAGAATGTTTTGAGGCCAATATAAAAAATCACCAACCCTACAAGGGCGGTGATTACAGGATTTCCTAGGTCCATTTTTTTTACCTTTTTCCAGAGTTTAGTAGTTGACATATCATCATCCTTAATATTAAAAGACGATTTATTTATACCCCTAGAATACGAGCCGCCTCCCTTTTATTATCATGTGGTAAGGACTTACCAGCCATAAGGTGTTCTACAATTTGATGGAAGTAAAAGGCGGCATCCTCCTGACCGTCAGCATCTAAGACCTCTGCGCAATCTTTGAAAAACATTTTTAGTTTCATATCCTGCAGACCGTCACCTAATGCTGCCTTATGTGTTTTACCCCGCCGTTGATTCATACCATCCTCCTCTTGCAAGCATCTCTTTGAATTTAACCACAGCGTCTGCATCCAAGGTTATCTTAGATGCAGGAACGCCATCGTCTTTACTATACTGCCTTAAGGTTGTTCCGTAAACCCCCTCAGACAAATAGTATACGTGAACATGGTTATCGTGCACGTACTTGGTCATGGTTAAGCAGCATTCCGATATTCGAGAATGATATCTGCAAAATCGACACCACGTTTAATTTTAAGACGTTTTGCGCCTTTTTTGGCTAAATTTTTATTTTGTTTCATTTTATTTGTGTCCGTAATCTTGGGACAGAATCTAAACCCTTGAATATCAAAGTGATTAGCGAAATCATTAAAGGTTGCAAAGGTTAGATTATTATTAATAGATTCTTGGTAGAACTTTTCATAGTTATCCCAAGTAAATCTATTAGTCGGAAGGCTTTCAGCAAGTAAATCGTTCTCGCGGTCGTTATTTACTGGTTGAACGAAATTTCCGCCGCTGACGTAATCAGCAGTGTCGGTATAAAGATACATCTCATCCCCATGTTCAATCTCAATATTGTGTTTATCTACTAGTAGCCAATCATAGTCACCGTTATCATCAGCGATGATCTGACATACATACGTCTCTGACATGGGCTGATAACGCATCACGTCCAGTGCAAGATCGCCATACTTTTGACTTTTAAGCATAATTTCCGTAATTTCCATAATGTATCTCCTTAGATTAAGCGGCAGTCGCCAGTTCGACTGCCTTGTTTGCTGCAACAACCTTACGTGCTGCGTTTTGACCAAACCACTGAGAGTGGAGGCGGTTATCTTTGTTCCGACCTTGTACGTGATCGGTAACAAAGGTTACTGAGTTGAAGGCCTGCCACCAAGTACCTTGTGCAAATTCTGCACCTGGCTGGGTATCAAGAACATCAAAGCAGAGTTTAGCATTGCGAGAAAGATCCTCATAAGCTTTAAC